AATTCTGTCTGTGATCATTTTTTCGTCCAGTAGCCGTAATTGATTGGTATCGGAAACTTGACCCACTTGCTCCACGGATATTCCTTCAGGACTTCACCACCCACCACGATTTCAAGTTTCGCCCTCTGGAGATTGCCTTTTACTTCCCATTGCCACAGAAAAGCCGGTGGCCTTGCCAATCCCTTTTTTGCCTGAACGCGCCTCTGAATCTCATTTGTTGGGAGAATCATTTCAAACAGCAGCCGCCATAAGCAGGAGCAGCACGATTTCATCTTCCTCGGTTCTCAGTTTCTTCCTGAGAAGAACGCCTATTTCAAGGTCGATTTCCTCTGGAGACATCGCAACGACCGGCTTTTGGCGAAGCCGGATCGTATCCTCGCCGAACTCCCTTGCGAGCCTTTCAGTGACCTCGGCTTGAATTCTACGGGAATCATCGGCGCGCTCATCTACCCTTGACTGCGGCTTTCTCGGACGGTCTACAAGTCCTGTCGGACGGAAAATGCGCTTGCCGCCCTTTCCGTTGTCTCCCTTTCCGCCGATATTCAGGTTACACGATGAATCCGCCCAAACCGGATAGGTCTGGATGAAATCGCATTGTATCCAGTGGGCCATTACGCAGCCTCCTTGATCGGCTGCACGTTCTTAGCCTTCTTCGGCTTGGGCGTCAGCTTGGCGACTTGGGACTCAAGCTGGGCTACGCGGGAAAGCAAGAGCCGCCGCTCGATGTCAATCTCTGCATAGAGCATGAGAATCTGCGGGACGCTGACTTGCTGCGTAGGCTCGTTCACTCTGCCTCCGTGGGGGTCATGTGCCTGCCGTCACGATGCCGTTAACAACAGTTACGCTTGTAAAGGTTCCTGATGCGCCAGCCGCGCCGCCGACAACGTAAGCCGCAGCACTGATTGTTCCAGCAACACTCCCCGCAGCGCCAGTGCCTACGCCGATGACGCCTGCGGATACGCGGGAAAGACCAGTATCCCGAGTTGCGTTCGCGTCTGAAGTGGAGTTGGTCCAAGTTGTGACCCCATCGCTTGCATGACGCAAACCTGGATTTGATCCACCTTGCATAAATAGAATACGATCTACTCCAGCAATGCCAATATTAAACGCGCCTTGATAGTTACCAGTTGTGAACGCAGTTGTTCCTGTTGCATTCGTCACGTTTCCGCTCTTATCTACCTTAAACAGATTCGTCGTCCCCGCAGCCCCGCCGAGAATCTGAAGCGCGATGGAACCAGCGGCAGAGGCCGTGTCGGTGATGGTGTATTTCAGGCCGGGGAACGTGACTCCCGCAGCATTGCGCGTCTCGGTCCAAGTCTGCGGGCCTATTGCGGTAGTCAGCGTCCCGGCTGCAAGAGCAAGCGTCGTCCCGTCAAACGTCAGCCCCGCATAGCTCGTCAGGCTCGTAGCAGAGTCCGGGACCAAGAGCTGGCCGGGGGTGAGGCCGGATATCGTACACGGAAGATTGTGTCTGCTCGGGGTCAGAAGCCCATTGGCAAAGTCGGTCGGGTTATCCGCGACCGTACTTATGAATCCGGGCTTGATTTCGATAGCCATTTACTGCACCGTCGCTGAAGCACCAGTAAGTACCCCGTCGTCGTTTCTCTGTATGCCTTCAAGGGAAACGGTCCTAGGTGCCGGATTAGCTATAGCCTGCGCCATCGCCATCAATGCCCGGTTCTGCTGCGCCAAGGCCTGCGCGAAAGTCTCGGTGATTCCTTCCAAAGCCTGAACGAACTTGGGTATGGCATTCTCAAACAGGGGGGCTTCTTCCATCTTCGCCCGGTCCTGCATCCGCGCCTGTTCGTCCTTCATCTTCATGTCGCGGTCCATCGACATTTTTTCTTCGTTCATCTTGTGATCCATCGCACACTTGGCACCTTCAAGTTCCAGGTCTTTTTCGGCGATGTATTTCTTCAGCGCGAATTCGGCCTCTGCCTTCGCCTGCGCTAAAGCGGCCTCGCCTTCCTGCTTGGCTTTCTGAAGGGCTAATGCGGCTTCGGCTTTCTGTTTCTCCAATTGGAGTTTGGCGATTTCGGTCTGCTGGTCCTGCTTCAATGCCTGGTTTTCCTGCCCCATCTTCTGATGCTCTTGCTGCAATTTCTGGAACTGCGCCTGCATTTCCTCCATCTGCTTCTGGGCTTGTGGAGGAATCTGGGGGCTTTCCTTCATCATCTTCAGAATCCGGTCCTTGTTGGACAAGGGGCTTGCCATGATGACCGCTTCGGGGGGAAGGGGAAATCCTGACTTCACCATCTCCGCCATCGCCTGAAAGTCCTCCACTTCCTGGGTCACTGTATCCGGTGCCTCATCCATCACAATATCGACATCCAGATGCACGATGTCGTTTTCCGTCGAAACAATTTCCTTCATCAATGGGTCCACCTGAATTTGCTGCTGAATCTGTGCCAAGACTTGGGGGGGCGCGCCTTTTTCCTGGGCTTCCTTCAAAAGCTGTTCGCCCTTCGTCATGGGCTTGTTGAGACCGACGAACTTCAGGTTATTCTCGTCGTCCGTGACCCTGATCCACATCTCGGACTTCCAGTACTGCTTGACCCGGTTCCAGACTTTCCGATAGACCCGGATGTCCAGGTTCTTCAGGATGTCGAACATCGGGGCAAGTTCGGTCTGTCCGGTCAACGCCCGTTGTCTAAGGGCCACACCGCTTTGCACGGTCTTGTCTTTGCCCATCGTCGCGGCATTGGCCCCGATGGAGTCGATTTCCATCTTCGCTTCGCCCAGAAGGTTGAATTGCCCCGCCACCATGTCGCCGGTAGGCAGGATTCCGAATTCCTTGTTCAACTCCCCGTAGGCGAATTCGACATGGCCGTCAGGTTTTGCAAGTTCCGCCCTTGCCTTATTGACATCGGCCACAGCCCCGGCAGTACCGAAGGTCTGTCTGACCGAAAGAAGGTGCAGCGCCTTGCTACGGCGCTTATTGATTTCGTCCTGAATGTCGAGAAGCTGTTTTTCAGCCCCATACCTTCCGCCTTCACGGTCCACGAAAAGGGAGGCGAATTCGTAGGCGTGTTCGGTTTCGCCTTCCTCGTTCTTGTAGGGGGATATTTTTGGGGATTCGCAAAACCCGCCCCTGGTAAAGCAGCAGTAATACCAATCTCCGCTTGAGCGTTTGTAGTACATTTCCACGATCTTGACGCGCCTTCGGGTGTTGTCCATCCAGCGGGGTTTATCTTCGTAGGTCTCCGACCCCGTCTGCATGGTCTCAAGCACATCTTTCGCATCTGGGTACTTGGCTACGGCGTCGTCGTAATCCATCCATACGACCTGGCCCAGATATTTTGCGTCGGAGAAGTCCTTCCTTCTGGAATGCGGGTCGTACAGAATCCGGTCCCACATGATATAGCGGATCAGGATTTTGTATTCTTCGTTGCCCTTGGGTTTTACGATGATTTCAAGCCCCCCCGTTCCCTCAACCAGCAGGTTTTCCCAAGCGTCGGACCTTTGTCGTTCGTAGAGGTTGTCTTGCAGGCAGTAGCGGACGGCCTCCGTTGCTGCCGTTGCGCCTTGCGTATGTTTCGGGGTCCGTGGAAAGGCTTTAGCCGTTGTCCTGTTTGCTCTTTCCATTCCCATCAGGCCGTCGATCTTGGGTTTGATGCGGTTGATGACCGTGGGGGCCTGTTTTTGCTTGGCGAGCTTGGATTTTTCTTCCGGCGTCCACTGCTCGGTATCGTAATAAGCGCGTGATTTTTCGGCGAGTTCCCTTGTATCCAGCGTCGCGTCGTCCGATTCGTTGACCCATCTGACAAGCATCGAATGCTCGTCGTCTGCAACCACGTTGAAATTCGGAAGGGCTACGGACTGGTTCTTTTTCTTCGCCATGACTTACTCCTTCGGAAGTTCTTTTACGCTTGCAAAGCGGTTTCTGCAATCTTCATGGGTGCCGTTGTAATTGTCATTCGGGTTGTATGGGGTCAGGTCCTCCACTTCCTCGATTTTCCCGGTTTCCCAGATTCGCCAGAAACGATAACCCAAAGACTTCAATTTATCGGTCATGCCGTTAGAGGTGCATTCGAGGATCAGGTCCGGGCGGTTTCCTTCACTGAAGATTCCGGCCATGCCATCAAGGACGTTGGGGGTATAGTTCTCGGCGTCTATCTTCACTGCTTTGAGTTTAGCCCAGATTCTTTTTGGAAGGATTGAATCCATCCTGACGACTTTGACGGGGAATTCGGTGCCGTTTTCGTTGTGAAGTCCGACCCGGCCTGCGGCGTGGCAGAGGTACATCTGCTTGACGAGGAGGAAGTCGATTTGGTTTTCGCTTCCGATGGCCCCGAAAAACGCCCCGCCCGCATCAAAACCGTTGTACCGGAGATTCATCACCAGACGCGAGTAGTTGATCGGATGGGGTTCGGCGCTAAAGACCCGCAAGACACCGGCTCTATAGGCGTCCAGGGTGAAGATGCCGCTATGAGTCCCGATATCCGCCACCAATTCGGCCCCGGCGCAGAGTTTTTTCCACAGGGCCCGCGTTACGTTTTCGTAGGTATGGCCTGTATAGAGTCTGAGGGCTATGAGGTCGTCATTTCCGGCGATGAACATGCCTTCGTGCCAGCCCCAGAATTTCGCTGCGTTGTGGTCTAGCTGCATCTGCTTGACTTCGGCGATTTCCAATTCATGCGAGGCGTGGGCGTGCCAGTTCATGTGGTTCTCCAGGTTTCTTCCTCTTTTTCCTCGAACCGCAGCCAGTGATCTCTTTTGGGTTTTTCCAGCTTCGATTCCATCATCCACGGACGGCTCATTGCGGCGTACCTGCACGAATCTGCGCAATGGTCCTCCTGGTCTGTATCTATGTCCTCGGGGTGTTTTTCGTCCATCACGATATCGGGCATGGTGCGCCAGAAACCATCGTGACAGTTTTTCGTCGCGTATAGCATGGGACCATCTT